CTTTTTATTACGTGCATCAATTCCAGTTTTTGTGATCACATTTTAAAACGGTAGCATTGTTGACCTATTTTTTAGAATAACGAATAAACAATCCTTTAAAATGTTTAATAATTACAATGGATTAAACGCTATTTGATACCAGTACAAAAAAACTAAGCCTATATGTTCCCCGTGCAAGGGCCACACCCCACCTATACGTTACGTATATACGTATAAATACACACACGGGGTTTTTTGAAAGGGCATATTTTGTTGTATACGAGAACAACCATTGCATAAAGTGTTACGATATGCGTAAACTAGTACACGTTTTGTAACATGTTTATTATCAAGAATTGTTACAATCTGTAACATTACTCATATAAGGGGTTGACACAGGCCGCGCATTATGTATAACTACGTAGTAGTAGTAGTGTTAAACACTTAATGTTAGAATCTTAAAAAAAGTACTTAGCACTAAGTGTTAAACATAGAACTTCGCAGACTTCTAGGTTAAATAGACATCTGTATTAAATAAAAATTTGTATTTGACACCGTATTAACATTCGTGTTAAACTCTATGTATAATCCCTCACATTTATATTATTTAACAAAAAGGCTTGACATCTATGTCAAAGCGAGTACAACTATGTAATAATGACGATATACTAGGTAGATTTTATGCTTGTTTAACGTCTAAGAATGCGAATGCATTAAAGAGCTTACACATACCTAGGTCTGATGTATTCTACGTTAGACAAGCTATATATAGTTCTACAGGTGTTCTGTACTCCCTTGATCACGTAGAGAGAGCTATGTATCTCGAAGGTCACTTAGACCGTAAAGATGTATTAGACCCAGATAGGAAAAGACCTTATGCGGATTAAAACTTCTATATTATTATTTTTATGTATTATACCTCTTAGCGGATGCTTAGGTACAGGCTTTATAGTGAGTAAAGTTTTTGGTGGCGGTAAAACTACGGGCACTGAAGTTAAAGCTGATGTGCAAGTAGGTAAGACTAACACGAAAGCCCTTGTATCTAACTCAGAAGCAACTGAAACGAATGCAGGTGATAATGCTACAATTACAAACTCTAAAGTTGAAAGCCAACTAGCACCCCAAGGTAACGTAGATAGCATAAACGTTATGAACCAAGACATACCTTTGTGGATGATCTTGTTACTTGTACTAGGTTGGGTATTACCTTCCCCGATAGAAATATGGAGGGGCTTCCTTAAAACGATAACATTAGGACGATACCGTGGGTAAAACAAAAGCTATACCAAAGACGACTACAGGTAAGAACCCTAATTATCGTAAGACGAGTAAGGGTGCAGGTATGACTAAAAAGGGTGTTGCTGCATACCGTGCTGCAAACCCTGGCTCTAAGTTAAAAACTGCCGTTACAGGAAAAGTAAAACCAGGCAGTAAAGCAGCTAAACGTAGAAAGTCTTACTGCGCTAGATCTTTAGGTCAACTAAAAAGAAGTTCAGCTAAGACTAGGAATGATCCTAACTCTAGAATAAGACAAGCTAGAAGACGATGGAAGTGTTAACACACACACATAAGGAAGTATAATGAGTATATTCACAGATAATAAAACTGCACTAGAAGCACACGGGTTTGTAGTACAAGATGAAAACACAGTATTAGGACCACAAGGTCAGCCTGTTGCAGGTATGGATGCATACGGACAAGTGTGGTTTAAAGAGGAAGGCATTGAAGCTATATGTAATGGCACAATGGTAGAAGAGCCTAAAGAAGAAGAAGTAGAGATGGTACGCGCTAGAAATACTAAAGGCCACTACATTAAAGATGATCCTAACACACCTGAGAATGAAGCGTGGACTACTAAGATAATCAAAAAAGTATTACCTAATAAGAAAAAGAAAAAATAGTGTCACCTAAAAAGTTACAAGTAGATAGTAAATACGCTATGGCTGACACTGATGGTGATGGCATTATTACTGATGAAGAAATGGATCGCCACGAGCGTTGGATACGTTTAGAGAACGAAGATAAGCTAATGGATACGCAACGCATAATGGCGTGGTTAGCTATGTCTGTAACTATAGTAGCGGTACTAATTATATTTACGCCTATAGTTAACGCAGAAAAAGTAGAAGCAGCGTCTAGCTTCTTAAATACATTTATTGTAGCTCAATTAGGTGTCGTAGTAGGCTTTATGGGTGCTACAGCTTTAAGTAAAACTAAGACTAAGTAAAAGGAATACATACAATGAGTAGAGAAGCACAAGAAGCTAAACTTCAGAAAAAGTTAGAGAAGCTACGAAAGAAAGCTAAAAGTAAACCATCTAAAAAACCTATGAAGATGGACAGAGAGTCCGTAGAGAAACGTTTAATGGAAGAGCTAGAGCGTATACGTTTAAAAAGAAAAGGTACACCTCCTACTTCAGCTAGAAAAAGATCTTCTGTACCTATGAAAGCAGTTTTAACTTTAAAAGAGAGTGCTGGTGTAATACCTAAACTCGGACCAGCAAGTGATTTAGCTAAACTTAAAGCCCAAGCTAAAAAATTAGGACTTAGTGTAAAAGTTATAAATGATATATTTGCAGGTAAAAACAAGGGTGGCATGATGCAAAAGAAGAATAAGAAAACAATGGGCTACTTAAAAGGTGGACAAGTAGAGTTAGATAAAAACAAAGATGGTAAGATATCTGGTGCTGACTTTAAGATGATGAATCGTGGTGGATTATCTAAGCAAGGTATGTCTGACTACCGTGGTGGTGGTATGTTTTACAGTTATAAAAAACAGAAGTAATGTATCTCGCAATTATACTTTACTGTAGTGTAGTTACAGACGTAAACTCTTGTGACGTTTTAATTAGACAACATCATTTGTTTGAAACGGAACAAGAATGCACGGAACAAGTTGTTAATGTAGGAAAAGGCTTGATCGCTACAGGACACTACGTTAAAGGCAGTTGTTTTGAGTTTAATCCTTTCGGTGAATCTGTTTAAAGCATAACGGGGTTGCAATAATAACATTTTTATGATATAACTAAATATGGTATAACTTCCTTAATCATTTAAGAAAAAAGGAGTTATACAAAATGATTATAAAACGATTTTTAAGAGCATTAAAAACTTATTCAGATAATAGAACTGCATACTGGCAGTTAATGAATATGACAGACAGACAACTAAATGACTTAGGTATCTGTAGAGGCGATATTAAAAGATTAACAATAGGAGGATAACAACTATGGATTGGATTAAAGGAAGATTAAAAGAACCTTCAAGCTACCTAGCAGTTGCTGTAGGTGGTGTAGGTTTAGGTATACTATTCGGTAGCCCTTTGTTTACTTGGGCAGGTATTATTTGTGGTATCTTTGGTTTGGTACTAAAAGAAAAAGGTGGAGCAGAATAATATGGCTTACATTAAACGCTTAGTACGATCTTTGTTAAATATGCCTTGTGACTGCTGCGATAAATGTCAGTGTGGTAGTTAATAGCGTGAAGGGTGTAAAACATTATTTCCGTGATGGAACAGAACACAAAGGTGGTACACACAAAATGCCTAATGGTGATCTTCATTCAGGTAAAACACACGGTAAGACTAGTAAACGTCTGTATCACTTTAGTGAACTGTCTAAGACGGCTCAATCTAAAGCTAGACCTAAAAAGAAAGCAAAGAAATAACATGGCAGCTAAAAAAGGACTATACGCTAATATGAATGCTAGAAAAGCAAAAGGTATTAGTAGACCTAAATCTAAAAGTACTGTATCACCTAAAGCTTACGCTAATATGAAGGATGGTTTTCCTAAAGCTAATAAAGGTATGTACGTTAAGAAGATGAAGAAATAACAACTATGGCTAGACAGTTAACAGAAAATCAGCAGAACTTTTTAGAAGTATTATTCGATCAAGCGGCAGGAGATGTAGTCCTCGCTAAAAAGCTATCAGGTTATAGTGATAATACACCTACTCGTGTTATAGTAGAGTCACTAAAAGAAGAAATAATGGATGCTACACGTACTTATTTTGCTAGAACTGCACCCAAAGCTGCTTTTGCTTTAGGTAACGTTATGAACGACCCTACTGAGCTAGGCATAAAAGAGAAAATGGTAGCAGCTAAAGATGTATTAGATCGTGCAGGACTAACTAAAACGGATAAAGTAGATATACAAGCAGCAAGTGGTGTGTTTTACTTACCACCTAAAGAAGGTAACAATGAATAATGGGCCGTACTGCAGCACCTAAAAAAACAGGTAGGAACTATAAGCAAGAGTATAAAACTCAAAAAGCTAGAAATGAACACGCAGGTAGAATGGAACGCCAAAGAGCCAGGCGTAAATTAGATAAAAAAGGCGTAAACCGCAATGGTTTAGATGTAAGCCACAAAAAAATGATATCAAAAGGTGGTAAAAACAAAGACGGTATAAGACTAGAGAGCCGTTCAACGAATAGAAGCAGAAACGGTCAGTCTAAAAGAACAACGTAATATGTACGTACAAAAAGATTGGTTAGGTTACTGGGAATTACCTAAGCCTGACAAAGGAAAAGAACGAGAATGGCACATAATAGCGCGTGTTAGTCGTACTATACCCTTCGGTTACGAAATAGATAAAGAAAACGAAAAGGTATTACAACCTATTGTAGTAGAATTAGAAGCATTAGAGCTTGCAAAACGTCATTTAAAACAATATGCTTATAAAGATGTAGCTATATGGTTAACAAAACAAACAGGACGCTACATTTCTGGTGAAGGTTTAAGAAAGCGAATAACAATTGAGCAAAAACGTAAGAGAACAGCTTCAATTAAACGCAACCTCGCCCGAAGGCTCCAAGAAACGCTATCGGAAATCAAGAAGCTCGAAAAAGAAGGCATCGGCAGCTACTCCCGTAGAGAAGAAACAACCTAAAGTAGTACCAGCTACACCTGTAGCACCTGAAATACCTGTAGAAGAAATGCAAAACATTGTTTTTTCTCCTAATGCAGGTCCACAAACAGAATTTTTATCTTCTTCTGAGCGAGAAGTACTATACGGTGGCGCAGCAGGTGGCGGTAAAAGCTACGCTATGCTTGCTGACCCACTACACGGCTTAAATAACCCTAATTTTAGCGGATTATTAGTCCGACATACGACTGAGGAACTACGTGAGCTTATACAGAAAAGCCAAGAGCTATACCCTAAAGCAATTCCAGGCATTAAATGGTCTGAAAGGAAAAGCCAATGGGTTTCCCCTAGAGGAGGTAGGCTCTGGATGTCTTACCTCGATAAAGACATGGATGTCATGCGTTATCAAGGTCAGGCTTTCAATTGGATTGGTTTTGACGAACTTACACAATGGAGTACTCCTTACGCTTGGAATTATATGAGATCTAGACTTAGGAGTGCGTACTCTGATGAGCTAGGTTTGTATATGAGAGCTACGACTAACCCAGGTGGAGCAGGACATCAGTGGGTTAAAAAAATGTTTATAGACCCAAGCCCTTCTAAAAAACCTTTTTGGGCTACTGATATTGAAACAGGTGACACAATTACCTTTCCTAAGGGTCACAGTAGAGAAGGACAGCCTTTATTTAAGCGTAGGTTTATACCTGCTAGTTTGTTTGATAACCCTTATTTAGCTGAAGGTGGAGATTATGAAGCGATGCTTCTCTCTTTACCTGAACATCAACGTAAACAATTGCTAGAAGGTAACTGGGAT